CATTGTTTTTATTTTTTCTTATTATTTGTTTAACAACTACAGTTTAACCTTTTGAACATACTAACTAGAACTTTATAGTGTTCTGAAGCTTGTTCTATTAGACCCCTTTTGCTTGATGCTTTCACTAGCTCCATTTGAAGCCATATATCTTTAACATCACCATCTTCTATTCCATTATCTATTAGTACCTTCTCGAATGCACATTGTGCTGAAGATAAGATAGCCTCTGTTCTAGAATACTTTACACCGCAAACTTCTGTGCTGAAAGTATATATTCCATCACTGTCGCATTCTACATCATTGGTTAACGACAAAAGGGGTACTCCAGCAGACAGACCTATATTAGCCTGAAGTACTGAGGTAGCCCCATTTTCTTCGTTTACAATTGATACGGTATAAATGTCTTGGGCTGTGTTGTGTTTTGCTGTTACCCATTCTGAGTAATCAGTAAAAATTAAATCCCCATCCTTATAATCTAATAAGAATTTGAACTTATTTTCAGAGATGCAAGAGCATTTAGACATTATAATCGCAATTATATATTTATGTAAAAATTTACTGTTAGAATTTTAAAGTTTCTCTAACCTGAACTTATTTCTTATAATACTGTACCTGATGAGTTAACTTTTTCTACAACAGGAGTAGTTAAACTTTTAGCTAGTTCAACCATATCAATTCTAAACCACTCTCCTGCATTATCAGGATCTTTAAACTGCATGAACTCTCCATCACAAGGAAGTTCAGGTCCACAGTCTGTGCAGTCCTTAACACAAATGAAATCAACAGGCTTTACTCCACCATATTTATCATTTGTACTTAGAATGCCTTTTTTTACTTGAATCTTTTTTATCATCGTTTTTATTTTTATTCCCACCCAAGTAAAAGGTCAGGAAACACTCGAATGAATGTCTCCTGCCAATGAAAATCGAGTTGGGGATAATACAAAATAGGAGGTGACAACTTTTTGCCACACTCCTAGTTATATATATTTATTATGAAGGACAGACTGCAGTAGCTAAATCTCTACATACATTCGGCTTGATAGCTACAAACTTTGTAAACAATGCCTCTATTGCAGTTCTTGTAGTTGAATCTCCTTGAGGTACATTAAGCTCTGAAAATACTTTGTAAGTATTAGTTTCAGGCATTACAAATGTATCTCCATATACTCTACTTCTTACGTAGTAAGTACAGTAAGATGTTTGACAATCTGCTGTTGTTATGTTAGCTAACTGTGAGTTACTATCAGGTAATCCTAAGTGTCCTGAGTAAGTGTTTCCTTGTTGGAAATCAAACCCTTCTCCACCTACGATTTGGTGATACTCTCTTAGTTGTACATCTGTTCCGAAGTTAGAAGCGATAGCACCTTTCTGAAGCGTAGCTTTCAAGAAGTTAGTGTTAATTGCCTCATAAGCATCAAAGAATTCAATATCAATTTGTCTTCCTCTATACTCAGGTACTTGTCCTATGAACGCTCCACACTCAAGCTTATCTTGCTTAGCGATAATTGCTAATCCTGCAGTTGGTGTTTCAGTATCTGTACTTGTTGCACAATCTTGACAGAATGACTCCTGTGAGAATGTTGGGAAAGGTACGATTGCATTTGCACAATCAGACAATCCTGCAATTGCGAAGTTAGTATCACATGTAGAAACATACATTTGGATTCCACAACAGTCTCCCATACCTTGTGTAAGTACTACGAAACCTCCATGTCTTCCATACTCTTCTTCAAAACCTTCTTGGATCTGAGCTGCTGCTTCTTCTAGCTGAGCTGTAAGAGTTTTAGTATTATCTGCTGCTGCTGTAAGACCTACGAAGTTCTTCTCTACACCATTAATAGTAAATGTTGTAAGTGCATCAATTCTATCACAACCATCACAATCAGTTCCTTCAGGAACCATACAGTATGATTTGAATGTTGGATGAAGTTTAACAGCTTTGTAAGGCTTATCAAAACTTCTTCCTGAACCCATACCTGGATATGGTAGTTCGTCTAAAGTAATTCTTTCTAGATTACCGTTGATCTCGTCTACAAGACCACACATGTATTCATCTGCTGTTACAGTCTTATCACAATCCTCGCACTGCTTGCAGTTAGGTGTATAAGAAAAAACTTGTGATGCTCTTACACGATTTGGGTAAAATGCTCTAGTTTCGTTATCATCTAAAGTGATTCTAACTGAAAGTGTATCGCAGCTTAAGCACTTTGGATAAGCAGCTTTGATTTCACTTAGTGCACAAGATGGTCCGTAAGCTCCTAGATCTCTAATATCACATCCACCGAACTCTTCAGGTCCTGCGCTTCTGATTGAATCTACGATACCATTGCTACCACTTGAATGAAGTACACCTATGTTAAGGCTTCCAACATTGTCTGCAGTAATACTTGCAACATCAATTGTTTCAGGTACTGTTCCTGCTGCTGATCCTGCAGGTACATCTAACCATAGTATTGGTTGCTTAGGCTTAAATGCGTTGTTATAAATACGTCTTGTCTGAGTCGTACCAGGCTTTCTTTTAATTGTGTAAAGAGGTAAACCTGCTGCAGGGAAAGCGAAATCTCCCTCAGTTACTAATATTCTGTTAAAGTTAGCGTAATTCTTCATGAATTTATTTTATTTATTTTCTGTTTGTATTTAGCTATGCTATTTTATCGATAGAAACTATCTTATTAAAATCTGTTTGAAATTGTTGTGGACTCCTTGTAGCTGCATCACTAATCAATACTGCAACATCTACTACTTTAGTTGCTATTGATGTGTTATCTACTTCAAAGAATACAGAATTTGCTTCTAATATACCATCTAATTGACTTATAGGTTTATTACAAGTTATTAAATGATCTGCTGTAACTCCTGTGGGCTTCTTATAGTAGTCTACTATAACACTGTCTAAGTCTAATTGACCATCAGTGTATACGTATAAACCATTAGAACCTTGCTCTGCTATTAATTGTTCCCAACCGAAATTTGCCTTCCTGTATGGGTCTCTTCTAGCATCGTTTAAATCATCCGATTGTACTATTCTTAAAGGTATCTCCTTTTGACAGTCTACACATCTCTCATGAGATATAACTGCTGATTGGTTTAACCTTTTATATAGATTGCTAGGATACTTAGCCACCCAATAATCTTTATTTACCTTCGTTAAGTTTAATTTCTTATGCTTAACCTTTAGTAGTCTAATATTATCTTCGTACCTTCTATCCTGCTCTGCTAATTGAATATTGTTCTCTGCTATTCTGTACCAAGCCTCATTTATAAAACTTACCACATCTCTAATTGCAAAGTTCTTAGATGACCCAGTGTTCATTGAATTCTTCTTCAAATAGAAATCGTATAGTAATTTCTCTACTGGTATCTTAGACATCTTCTTTTATTTTTCAAAGTTCTCTAAAAAGTCAACTATTTTATCCCACATATCCATATTCTTAGGATTCATGAAATATGAAATTAAGTCATTGTCATTTTTAGTATTCTCAAGTTTAAGTCCACCTAAGTGATAAACTCCCTCTTTTCTTGTAAATGCTCTCTTTGACTTAGCATCTATGATCTGTGCCATAGTATGTAACTCTGCATCTTTCATCTGAGCTAGTTGCAAGAACCTGCTTTGCCAAGTAGATCCACCGAACTTACTAGACTTTGCTGTATTCTTAGCACATCCATCTCTTAGCTCCATATATAGAAGCTCATTGTCTCCTGTAAGCTCATCAAAAGATGTTGGCTGCATAATTTGAGCTATGTGCAGTTGTCTATCAACTGACATGTTTCTCAAGAATTCTATTGCTGAATCCTCCTCTTCAACTTTCTCCTTACGGATCTTAGTCTCTGTTTGTGGACTCCATATAGCTAATTCTGCACCTGCTACAGTAATGCTTGATTGATTAAGCATAGGGTTCTTGATCTCAGGGTTACCCATGTATGTTCTGATAAAAAACTCCTCTAAAGGAATATCAGCGTGAAGTGCTATCTTACCACCTCGCATAAATGTGCTTGCAAAGAAATCATGATGGTTTAAGAAAGGATCTGAAGGATTTGTAAGAGACTTCTCTTCAGGCATTATTATATTACCTGTCTTTGGATCTCTTAAACTTAATGCTTCTCCTATTCTATGTAGGTCGTTATACGTACCGTACCAAGCCCATTTTTGATTAATCTTGTCCCACTGAGTAGTTAGATTCCTAACTGCTCCAGGTATTGAAGTATAATCATACTCTAACTCCTGATCATCGAAACTGTCTGAACTAGGGTTCTTAGCCTTCTGACCAAAGAAACCAGGCTTAGCTAGTTTACCTGTTGTTAATCTATTCAACTTGTCCACCTTAGATAAGAAAACCACAGGGGGCAAATTTGTTTTTAAGATATTCTGTGCTTGAGTCTTTTTAGAAGACTTAGCACTCTCTTTTGCTGTTGACTTAGTTGCCATTTATTTTATATTTATATTATCCCAAAAATTACAGCAACATCACTAACTCGAACTAGTGATGCTGCTGCTTAATTATAATCTAAAGTTTATCTTATTGAACTTCAGGAACCATTCTAAGAACAGAACTTAAATCATCAATAGCTAAACCGAATACTTCTCTCATTTCAATCTTATACGCATCTCCTAATGATGTATCACCAGGTTGTGAGAATCTTGGATTGTCAACTCCTACTGCACCAAATGGTGACCAGTAACCTGAAGTAACAGTTCTTCTTCTCTTTTCGTTTCTTGTAAGAATCTTGATATTTGGCTTAGCACCGATACCCATATCCATTGCAATAAATTCGAAAGAACTTGCAGGTTTGTTTGTACCAGGCATGATTGAAGACTCACCAAATACTCTTGGGTTATCTAACATTGCCCAATGTCCTACTGTAATTGAACCGAAAAGGTCTAAGTTATACTTGAAGAATCTAGTTGTTCCGTAAGAACGCTTCATTCTGTCAGAAAACTCATCTGCTACTGCTTCTCCTAGTACAAATGAATCATCAATAAGAACAGGCTCTTTGTCGAATCTTTCTTTTACCCAATTGTGGAAAAGTTTAAGTCCTCCCTCACCTGTCATTAACATGATGTTTCTCTGTGCCATTGGAACTCTGTCATACCAGAAGTTGTCCAAAATGTTAGAGAACATATCAAGGTTATTAACCTTTGGGTTATACTTCATGATCTGAGCTTCTTCCATGAATTCGAAGAAACCAGGAGCTGTTGTAATTAACTGCTTAGAGTTGATGTCTCTGTGGTGATCAGAAGATCTACCTGTCATCATAAGAAGTTCCTTCTCTCTACGGTAAGTCATTTCGTGCTCAAGCTCCATCTTGTTGATAAGACCTCTTTCCATGTTAGCATCAGAATCGATATCATGTCTTGATACGATTAAAGTACCATCTTGTAGGTGAGTTTCCTCGTCTACTGAATAAGCTTTTGTGAATGTTGTCAAGTTAACTGCGAACTCAAGGTATGTGTAATTCATTTGGAATTCACTTGAACCATAAGTCATAGTGTCAATCCAAGAACTAACAGAACCTTTTCTATCCCACTTTCTTCCAATATCGAAGAATGCTACAGGAATGAATGTATCCTTTTCAGTTGTCTTGAATTCATATCTCCAAGAATTAGCTCCTACTGGCTCTGCAAAAGACTGAAGCATGATTTCATACTTGAAGTGTCCTACAGGGTAAAGTAGATCTTGTGGCTTGTAAAATTCGTTATCTAAAATTACATGTCCTACTTCATTACCTGCACCAGGAAGGTCAGATGCTGCATAAGGATTCTGTGTAATTGAAGTTTCTGTAGCTGGCGTACCGTATACTCTCCATCTAACTTGATTCTTACCTACATCCATCATTCCACCGTTAGCAGATACCCAATCCATGAATGGAGTAGTAGTCTTGCTCAGTGTCTCAGACATTGGCGAATAGAATGTTTTACTCAAAGCGATTAGCTCTTCGTAGTGTGCGTGCTTTGGTCCAGCAGCTAAAAGTAAATCTGAATATCTGATATCCGATCCAAATTTCTGCTCACGACTCATTGGTACGTGATTTATTTGGTATTTTGAACCATGTGGCGTTCCTCTAAATGACATATTTAATGTTTTGTTTTTTATTTTAAAGTACTTTGTCCCCTAGATCAAACCATGACCCTGGGTTTTTTTTATTATTTCTATTTTTAACAGGATCTCCTTCAGGATATTTTTCAATCTCCACAGTGTTCCTATTCATAAAATCTTTATCTGAAAGATCTTTTGCTTTTCTTTTTACTCCTTCTAACTCTTCGCCTCTATACTTAAGTATCTTAAATAGATACATCTGAGTCTTAAAGTCTTTAAGGTCTTCAATTAAGAATTTATTCCATTCAGAAGTTGTGTATTTTTTACCTTCTACTTCTACTACAGCGTTTTTCTCAAATATTGAAGATCTAATATCTTCTAGTTGAGTATCTGATAAAGGCTCTTCTCTTATAGACTTTTCTCTAAATACTCCTTCTAAGTAATCTGTATTAGCTTTTAAATCATCTGCCTCCTGTTGTGCCTTTTGAGCAGCAACCTGTGCCTTTTGTTGTATAAAGCTATCATGCTTAGTTTTGAATTCCTTTTGGTATTCTTTAAATTCTTCTCTTATAGAATCTTCTCCACTAATCTCTAAACTCTCAGTGATACGTTTTACTCTTTCATCAGAATAACCCCTATCTCTCATTCCTCTGCTTATTACATCAAGCATTAGATCAGACTCTGCATCTTCAGGATTTATAGTAGCATACTTCTCGTATTGTACATATTGACCTAGTTCACTTGGATCTGCTCCTCCCCTGATAGCCATAGCGTATTGAATATCTGATTCATTTACACCCATCTTCTCTAAGGTAGTTAAAACCTCTGTACGAGTTGCTGTAGCGACCTGCTCTTGTAGCTTAGCTTTATTAGCTTCTACATATAAGTTATATACTTGGTCACCTGTTGCGTTTTCAGGTACTTCTACATCAGGAAGTAAATATCCATCAGTTTTCATTTGCTCTGCTACTCTTGAGTATACATCTCCTAAACTATCTCCTTTGTTTGACTCAACCTCAACCTCTTCTTTAGTTTCAACTGAATCCTCCTTTTTTAATGAGTCTAGTACATCCTGAGTTACATCAGTCATATCTGTAGTTCCATCATCACTCTCAACAGATTTTTCCTCAACAGGAGGATCTGCTTCAAGTTGCTCTACAACTTCAGTATTATCTACAACTGCATTAGTTTCTTCCCCTACAGGTTTTGGTGCAAATGGATTATCTGCTCCAATAGTTACGACTGTATTACCAATCTTGTGTTCTCCTTTTTCCATTTCCCTCTATTTCTGACACAAATATATAACCAGATTGTAAGATTTTGGGGTATTTAGGTATTTAACATTTTAGTACCTAAACCCCAATCTTACTTAAAGTTGTATTTTTGTGCTCGTTTTTTATAAAATTATTTGTTATTTCCGTATTTTAAAGCTAATTCTTCTCTATCAAATGCTAACTGCTTGTCTTTTGCTATTCTATCAGCTATAATTTGCTTCTCTTTTGCTAGTACAAGCTCTGCTTTACCATCTCCATTAGTATCTGCAGCATTCTTGATTGTGAGTGATTGTATCTGAGCTCTAGCTTCTTGACTTCTAAGAACTTCAACGTGCTTCTTATAATCATACTCTTGTGCTGCTGCATCTACTGCTGCTTGAGTTTGCTGTTGCTTATCTAACTTCTGCATCTCAAATTGCTGTGCTTGCTGCTGAGCCTCTGCTATCTCTTTCTTATATCTCTTAGTGAGATTTATAATATCACTCTTAGTAGTTGCTTGAGTAAGTTCTAGTATAATGTCTATACCGTTTCCTCCTGCTCCACCTACTAACTGCATCATCTGCTGCTTTAAGAATTCTATCTGCTGCATTTCAAATCCTGAGTTCTCTAACTCAATACCCATTTCTGTGTAGAAGAATTCTCTACCTGCTTTCAACTCCATCAAAGATGAAGGTGATAGTATATGCTCTATCTGAGTAGGATGATCTTTATAATGCATCCTAGCTTTATCCATCAGTGCCCTAGCTGCCTTTTCAAATATAATCCTGTGAGTCTCGTTAATTGGCTCAGTCTGATTAGAACTAGCTGATTGCTGAGACTGTAAGTTTGATGTATTTGTATATTGACCTGCTGCACCTGCTCTAGCTTTACTGAAATACATAGCATCGAATAAACCCTCTCTAAAGAAGTTTAATAGATTTATGTTCTCACCTATCTCTGCCATCTTACTAGCATTAATACTTTTAAGTATGTTGTTGTCTATAGGTGAAACTCCATGCTTCCTGTTCTGAATTGGTAACATAGAGAAGTCTTTTAATAAAGTAAAGAATTCCTTCTGCTTCATCTTCTCAGGCTTGGCATCTATATTATATGGAAATAAATTACCCATATTTGTTTTAATAGTATGCTTCAACTCTGCCATCTGTATATCAAAGTCTCTCTGATATGTTTTACCTGAATCTACTACACTTCTGTTCTTAGTTCTATTTGCATAACTGAAGTATCTCTTTCCGTAGTAAGGTAGCTCTAAGTTGTATGGATTCTTTATTGAACCATGCTGATACTTAAGAGGCTCAACTTTAATATAGTGATCTGCAATCTTAGTTCCCTGCCAAACTTCTTTAGCCCAAACCTTTGTTACACTATAATCGGATTCTACAGGCTCATAGTTTTCACCTACCCAATAGCTCTCCATTCTATCCTCACCTGAATTATATCTTAGTACTTTTTTATAAAGCCTGTTATCTTTCCATGTTACATGTTGAACTCTAAGTCCTAGTGTATTTATGTTTTGGTTATTTCTAGTACCTGATCCTCCCATAACATCTCCGTACATACTAGTGAAGTTTCTATTACCTTCAATTGTTCTAGTATCTAAGTTTCCGTACTTTTCTAAATAGAAGTCACCATCTCTTGCTGAAGCTTCTAGTACTGTTTTTATGTTATCTTGATTGTACCAAGCTTCTTTTGAGAAACCCTTTCCTCTAAACTCACTCATAGGCATTATACCACCCTCAAGATCCTTTAGCATTTTAGGAGTTAAGTACTCTGCGTATTTTTCTGTTATATCAGGAATAGTCATAACTTGATCTCTCCTAGCCCAATCCATTTCTTGAACCCATGTCTTGTTAGGTGAACCACCATATATCAGCTCATCAGGATAAACATTTTCAAATAATAAATCATCTCTATGAACATCAACGTAATAATACTCCTCTCCTGTCGGAAGTGAGTGTACGAATCCTTCTATATTCTTTTCTCTTAAATTTAATGAATCTGTCAAAAAAGCCATAACTTCTTGAGCTTGCTTAGCTACAGGAGTTCTGTAGTCATTTTCCATATACTCAACAATTTCTTTAGGAGATAAAGCTCTTGCTCTACCCTCTATCTGAGATTGAAACTCCTTCTGCTCTTCAGGAGTCAAACTTAATGGATCTTCTATACCAAACTCTTTTAGCATAGTACTAGCTACTTGCTTCTTTAGAGGTCCTAGGAACTCCTTCTCAACACTGCTCTTGAGTAGCTTATTGTATTCCTTAGCTACGAAAGTTTCTTTATATGGAGATAGATCTTGAACTACTAAAGAGAATGGTCTTCTCAACTGCTCACCTATCATTGCCTGCCCAATTTGAGATATTAATGGATAGTGTATAACAGGATTATCATTCAATGTAAAAGTTTCCCCCATTATACTGTGGGTCTTATTATCATCGTATATTTTAGTATCTACTCTACCATTTAATAAATCATAATTCAAGTCAAAATTTCTTAATCTATCTTCGTCAAATCCATCCGAAAATGAATTAGCACAATACTGATCTATTATTTGCTTTTGCCTCTTTGAATTGTTGGCTGACTTTTTAGCTGAAGAAACCCTTGGGTTAACCTCGCTATTATTTTCAAATGTTCTGCTTATGTATGCCATCTGTTTTTTTTATACTTACTCCTAGAACTTTAGAAATTCTATAGTTCTGTTGTTTGGATTGTCTAGCTGCTCGTTATCATACTCCTCGTATGCATCTTCGGCATCTAAATTGATTACTAAATCTTGTCCCTCTAACTCAGTTTTCAGTATCATTAATAAATACAAAGAAGATAATGCATCAAACTTTGTTTTATATTCAGGCTCATAATTAATAGCCTCACTTAATATTCTTAAACTTTTTATCTCTTGAAACTTTTTCTTTGTTGGTACACCATCTTTATCCCTGTCTATAACTTCCTTAAACCATGTAGAAAGTTTTAGATAAGCATGTGCATTTAAAGTGGCATTCATCTTAACACCTCTACCCCAATGCGAGGCTCTTATCTTACCCTTGTGTAACTTATTCAAAGTTTCTAGTGGCTCTAGTGAAAACATTCCTAAGCATTCATTATCTGATGCCCACTCTAACATGTATGGAATGTTACGCTCTTGAAAAATTTGAGCACTATAATATTTAGCTATTAAAAGTATAATTTCGTAAGTGTCTGTTATTGACTCTGTACGACCTGTCCACTCTAATACT